TAAATCATACATCAGGATTTAGAAGATTCTCAGACTTACAAGTTATATCTACTACAGATGAATTTAGTGGAATTTCTACAGTTCAAAGACCAGATGCTTTGGGTATTGTAGTTGACTTAAATAGTCAGGTGGATGTAAATTGCGTCTTTGATTTTGACTTAGTTTCAGAAAATTATTTCTTTATTGACGACACTTTATCATCAGATGAAATTTATTTAGATTCTAGAGTCATACAAGACTATTCAGAATCAATTGGCAATAGAGTTTTAGTCATAGACGATATTAGCGACGAATTTAATACAAGCTTACCAGCAACATTCGTAACATCATTTAACATCTAAGTAAACAAATGGCAAAAATAAGATCTCAAAAACTTTTCTTAAATGTAATAGATGATAGATTTAGTGATAGAAGGCAGTCTTCTATTGTAGGGTCTTTGACTAATGGAACGGACCTTTTCATTAACAATTATGCCAAAGTGTTTACTACAGATGAACTTGGTACTTTTGATGTAGTTGTTGCTCCAGATGGATCAAACAACCTTCAGTTTTTCCCTTTGGACGGAAGAATAAATGAATACAACTACAGTTTTATCACTTATGATATTAAGCAGAATGTAGATGCCACTTCAAATTTTCTTCTGGGAGATATTGTAAGTATAGGTTCTTCTCACGCAGAAATTAGTGCCGGAGGATCTGGCATAATTTCTAAAATTTCCACTGATTATACTTCATCTAAAGTTTTAGTAGAAGTGTCTTCAACAAACAACTTTTACGAATATACTGAAATAAGTTTAGTTATAGATTCAAATTTGAATGATGTTATTATATCAGATTTTGGAAAAATAACTTTTGATGACGATCCAACTGTTGCTGGTATAGGAACTTTTAATGCTTTCATATCTGGATCTGAGGTAAATTTGGAATATTATCCAGATCACGCAACTTTGGGTGACTGTAAAATTAATACTGTTAATATTGGAATAGCCAATACAAACTTTAGTCAAGAAGGAGTTGTAAATTTAAGGTCCGGTTCTCTAGAGTCTATAAAAACAGAAATACTTGCTAATCCAACTCCTTCAGCAACTATTGTAGGGTCTTATAATGAGGACTATCAATCTTCTTATATAATAGCACAGATTACAAATTTAGATACTGGAGATATTGAGTTTTCAGAACTTTTTGTGGTTAATGATAATACAGATGCATTTTTTGTCGAGTATGGAAATGTTACAACATCAGGGTTTTTAGGTTCTTTTAGTGTAAATAAATCAACAAATACAGAAATATTATTTACACCAATAGCAAGCACTAATGTTGAAGTTGTTCTTTTCTTAAACAACATAACTTATATTGAGTTTTCAAACTTCCCTCCAGATTTAGATTTACAAAACTCTTCTATTACTTCTGGAAATGCAATATTTGGATCGGTAGATAAAACCTCATTTGATTTAAAGTATCAAGGAGATTTTATATTTGAGAAACTATTCAGAGGAGATCTTCCAGATAAAGTTGATTTGGAGAAAGATTCTATAAGAATTCCAAATCACTTTTTTGTTACTGGAGAACAAATAACTTATAGATCAAATGATTTTGACCCAGAAAATACCTCATCTTCCATTGGAATTGCTCTTACAACAATATCTGGAGTCGGATTAACAGATAAACTTTCTGGAGATTTATATGTTTATAAAGTAGATAATTCTAATATAAAATTTGCTTCTAGTGCTCAAAATGCCCTAGCTCAAATTCCAGATCTTTTGGACATAACATCTTTGGGTATTGGAAGGACTCATTATATTACATCTACGAAACAAAACCAGAAATGTATAATAACAATTGATAATGCGATTCAATCTCCAATATATGTAAGCACTTCTGGAACAAGCATACTTCAAAATAATTTAGTTGATAATACTTCAGAACTGACTTTAACTTTTGGAGATATAACAAATTTCTCTTCTGGAGAATTTGTAAAAGTGGATGAAGAAATTATGAAAATAATTTCGATAGACTCTGGTACAAATGATGTAATAGTCAATAGAGGAGTTTATGGAACTGGAATATCTTCACACTCATCAAATACCTTGATAGAAAAAATTGAAGGCAACTATAATATAGTAGGAAGTAGAATATATTTTGGATCGGCACCATACGGCGAAGATATTTCAACAATAAATGCATTTGGAAGTGTTATAACAGAAAGTACTGTTAAATCAACATTCCATGGAAGAGTATTCATCAGATCTGGAATTCCAGAAGGATTTGAAGAGACTTACCAAAACAACTATCTTTTTGATGATATATCAGATCAGTTTAACGCAGTAGATTCTAACTTCACTTTAACTTCAAATGGTTCAAATATACTTGGAATAGCAACTGATAGAGCAGTTGTTCTTATAAACAATGTAATACAAATACCAGAAAATGACTTTACATTGTCTCAAAATTCAACAGAAACTGACATACAGTTTACCGGAGCAGCAACATCCGTTGCTTACGATCCCAACGTAGCGTCAGTTCCAAGAGGAGGAATACCGGTATCAATTGGTTCTACAAATGGTCTCGGATACCAGAAGTTAGTTTCTGCAGGAGGAACAGCAATTGTATCTAGTTTGGGAACTATATCAAGTATTAGTATAGGATCAACTGGATCTGGATATAGAGCAGGAATACAAACAAATATAAGAGTTGGAGTTAGAACAAGTACAAGTTTAGAGTTTATAGGAACTGCTGTAGTTTCGAATGGATATATTGTAGGAGTAACTATAACAAATCCAGGATCCGGATATGAAATATCAGATCCACCAGAAGTTATTATCGATCCACCACTTCCATATTCAAATATTCCATTGGTTTATACATCTTTAGGACCAACTGGATTAGGCACTGAAGCGAAGATAGACATTGTTGTTGGGCAGGGATCGAGCGTGATAGATTTTAATATTCAAAACTATGGATATTCATATTCTCCAGGAGATGTTTTAACTGTAGAAACTGGAGGTTTTACTGGTATACCATTAGATCCGTCAGTATCTTTTGAAGAGTTTAGTATCAATGTAGAAACGGTATTTAAAGATAATTTCTCTGGTTGGTATGTTGGAGGATTAAAACTCCTTGATGATATAAGTTCTCAATTTGATGGAGATAGAAGAACATTCTTCTTATCTGATAATGGAAACATATTCTCAATTATATCCAAGAAAGGATCCAATATTGATGTTGAAGCAACCATTCTGGTAGTGTTGAATGATGTTATACAAGTTCCAAACATAGCATACACTTTCTCTGGAGGAAGCAGACTTGTATTTAAAGAGCCACCCAAAAAAGGAGATAGTTGTAGTATTATATTCTATAGAGGAACTGATAATGTTGATGTTTTAGATGTTGATATTGAAAATACAATTAAGAAAGGAGATTCTTTACAGATAATAGGAAATAATTTAAGTTTAATAGAGAAAAAGAGAATTGTTGAGGAAATAACTAGCCCAACTTCAGTAGATACAAACTTATATTCTTCTTCAGGTATATCTCAAAACTTGAATCTTTTAAGACCAGTAACTTGGTGTAGACAAAGAGAAGATTTAGTAATAAATGGAAGAAACATAGGAAAAGATAGACCCGAATATGAACCAAGAATAAATCCAAACTGCAACCTAATAAAGAGTGTTGGAATTGGAAGCACTATGATATTTGTAGATTCTCTAGAGACTTCTTTTAATTATAAAAATGAAAATCCATCTTCATCCAATTTTATTGAGCAAGTAGAGGTAATTGAGACCTCAGATAAGATTACCGCAAAGTTCTCTTCTACAGTCAACTCTTCCGGCAATCTATCCTCTATTAGTATTGTAGATGGTGGTTCTGGTTATTTGAATGCTCCAACAATATCAATACCTGTTCCTTCAGTGGGTGTTTCTGGAATAGCAAGTGCTGTGGCTACAATAAGTTCAGGTTCAGTCAATAGCATTACAATAACAAATCCAGGTTTTGGATACAGTGAATCTTCACCACCATCAATATTAGCAGAAGCACCAGATTTTAGAAAAACTTATTTGAATAATATTACATACACTGGTGATTATGGAATAATTACAGGAGTTTCAACAGGTTCTGTTGGGTTTGCAGTAACTGGAATATTATTTGATCTTTTAATACCTGTAGATTCTCCATTGAAGGATAGTAGATATACTTCACCAACAATTTCAGAAACTGGAATACAAGAAAACTACTATTTGAGGGTTTCAAATACAAATATAGGAAATCCAGTAACTTCCTTAGATAGTAATGGAAATGTAATTGGTATTGGAACTCAATATCTGGACAACGTATATCAAGTTGCTTCAGCCACTTTATTTACAAACTTCAATGGATATGGTTATGAAATTACTTCTCCAGTAAATGTTGTAAGGGTTGCTGTCAGTGTTTCTGATTACAATTCTCTTACTGGAATTGGTTCCGATAAGTATTTTGGAAACTTTAGTTGGGGATTAATATCCACAAATAGCGCAGGAATACAAACCTCTTTTGATGTTGGTGTAGAAAATGGTGTAGTTGGACTTAATAGCTCTCCTACAGTTAAGAGGTTTAATCCATTGAAATCAAATACATACACTATAGTATAATAAATAGTTTTAAAATTTTTAAGATAAATGTCAGCAATTATAACTGATCAGTTTAGAATATTAAACTCGGAGAATCTTGTCAACTCTATAGGATCTACAGATTCTGCTTACTACACTTTTGTAGGTTTGACGAATGCTGAAGATTATGACTCAAATTGGGATTCTTCACCACCAACTCCAATAGATTCTTTCAATAACTTTGATGATGTTTGGGATACTGTCATTGCTCTTAAAAAAATTAATAAGACAAATGATGTAAGAAGAGTTGTTAGAAAAATTCAGTGGACTTCTGGAACTACTTATGATATGTACAGAAGTGATGTAAGTAGAAACAGCAAATCTATACCTTCAGGTCAAACAAATTTATATTCTTCAAATTTTTATGTTATAAACAGCGAGTTTAGAGTTTATATTTGCTTAAATAATGGAATTAATCCAGAAAACAATACTGGAAGACCTTCTTTGGATGAACCCACCTTTACGGACCTAGAACCAAGGACTCCTGGCGATAGTGGAGATGGTTATGTGTGGAAATATTTGTATACTATTAAACCAAGTGAAGTTGTTAAGTTTGATACTTTGAATTATATTCCAGTCCCTTTGGACTGGAATGCTACTGAGTATGATGCGATAAGAGAGAATGCTGAAACCAGTGGACAACTAAAAGTAGTTACTATAAAAAATAGAGGAAGTGGACTCGGTGCTCCAAGAACTTACACAAATGTAAATATAATTGGAGATGGAACTGGAGCTAAAGCAACAGTTGTTGTTGGAGAAGACTCTACTGTAGAGTCGGTAAACATAACTTCTGGAGGATCTGGTTATACTTATGGTTCTTTAGATCTTTTATCTGGAGGTTTGGTTTTATCTTCAGGATCAGTCGCACCAGTTTTTAATGTCGTCATTCCACCTCCTGGAGGTCATGGAAGCGATATTTATAGAGAACTTGGAGCATATAATGTTTTAATTTATTCTAGAATTGAAAATGACCCATTAAATCCAGATTTTGTTGTTGGCAATAAAATTGCTAGAGTTGGAATTGTAAAAAATCCTACAAAGTTTTCTTCGTCACAACTGGGCACAGATGATAAGTACAGTGCCGTATATGCTATTAAGTTAGTAGGTTCTACAAATATAAATGATTATCAGAATGCAACATTTGCTAATAACCAGGAAATATTTCAAACTATAGGAACTGGTGTAACTGCTGTTGGTAGAGTAGTATATTATGACAACACCACGGGAGTTTTGAAGTATTGGCAGGATAGAACTTTAGTTGGTTTTAGTACAGCAACTTTAGACCTTTCATCAACTTCTCCAGACTATGGATACAATCTTAACAGATTCACTTCATCACCTTCTTCGGGAGGATCTTTAGAAGTCAGAGGTGGGAGCGTAAACTTGGTTATAGATAAAAGTTTTAGCGGTATAACCACAGTGCTAAATAATAACACAACTTATAATCTGGGACAAAACTTTGATTCGGGTGTGTCAAATCCAGAAGTTCAAAAATATTCTGGGGATATAATTTATATTGATAATAGACCATCTATTATCAGATCCGCCAATCAAAAAGAAGATATTAAGGTTATTTTACAATTTTAAGTAAAAAATCATGCCACAGGAAACAAATTTAAACGTATATCCATATTTTGACGACTATAATAATTCCAAAGACTATCATAAGGTACTGTTTAAACCAGCTTATCCTGTACAAGCAAGAGAACTGACCACCTTACAGTCTATATTACAAGCTCAAGTTGAAAGATTTGGAACTCATATATTCACAGATGGTTCTAAAGTACTTGGTGGACAGTTGACCTATAACAATAGGTTAGACTATGTTATTTTAGAACCCGATTACTTTGGTACTGATGTAGCAGATACTTTAAAGTCATTAAATAAAACCACAATTGTTGGAAGAACAACTGGAGTAAGGGCAGAGATTATATTTTCTATTAATAGAAATATATCATACTTAGATTCCACAACAATTTATGTAAAATACTTGAGTCCCGGAACTGATGATGCAAGAAGTGAAAAGTTTATTGATGGAGAAGTATTAGAAGTTGAAGATAGTGTTCCCAACCTCTCCGAAGACGATGCTGATAATGAAAATATTCAGATAATTTTGAGAGCTGGTCAAGGTTTTGCTTTGACAAGAAGAACAAACTCCACCGGATTTGCTTCTTCAGCAAGAATAGAGTCTGGAGTGTTTTTTATTAGAGGATTTTTTATAAATGTAGGATCTTCCAGAATCCTTTTAGATCAGTATAGATCGAAGGTCAATTTTAAAGTTGGACTAAGAATATCTGAAGATATTATAACTGCGGATCAAGATTCTACTCTTAATGATAACTCCAATGGGTTCTCAAACTTCGCTGCTCCAGGGGCAGATAGATTTAAAGTATCGGCACGTTTAGATAGAATTGATTTAAATGAAACTGAAACTAATGATTTTATTACAATAACAGAGATAAGAGACGGTGAAGAAATATCTGCTAACAATTTACCACAATATAGCGAAATTGCTTCAGAATTTGCAAGAAGAACATTTGACGAGTCTGGAAATTATTATGTAAAATCGCCAAACTTAGCTGTAAAAGAGACACTAAACAATTATAAAGGAAATAATGGAGTATTTTCTCCAAATAGAGAGACCTATAACGGAAATACTCCAAGTGAGTCTTTAGGAACTTATGTAGTATCTCCAACAAAAGCGTATGTACAAGGTTTTGAAGTTAAGACAATAGGTTCTACATACTTAGATTTTGAAAAACCAAGAACAACCAAAAGTTTAGAGAATGAAAATGTAAATTATTTTACTGGACCAACTTTTACTCTCAATAGAGTTTATGGATCTCCAAAAGTTGGGTTCTCAACTTATTTTGTAAGCTTACATTTAGATAGAGTAGGTTCCAACCAAAACCAACCTTCAGGAAAAGAAATAGGACTTGCAAGAGTCTATGACTTTGCTTTAGAGTCTGGTTCTTATAGCACATCAAATCCAAATTCAAATGAGTGGGATATTTCTCTCTATGATGTCCAAACATATGCCGAATTAACTTTAAACGAACCAATAACCTTAGAGACTCCAACATATATTAAAGGAAACTCAAGTGGCGCCGCAGGTTTCTTAAGATATGATACAAATAATTCTGGCATCATAACCGCATATAATGTAACAGGAAACTTCTTAATTGGAGAAACTTTCACATTTGATGGTATTAAAAATACAAGGATATGTAGAACTGTAAATTCTTATGGAGTGAGTGATGTAAAATCTTTATATGGAATAGTTGGATCTGCCTATACTTTTACCGCAGATGTAAAGCAAAAACTAGGTAATGATATTGGATTGGTATCAATCAGTTCCGAATCTGGGGGAAGAAGCATAGTATCCTCTGCTGACGTTATATTTACGAATGTAGCAAAAGTAGATGATATCGTAGCATTTACAAATCCTGGTCAAGAAATAGTCAATTTTGCTCAAATAGAAGTTGTAAACACAAGCAGATTGACCATAATTCCAGTAGAAAGTGTTTCGGGAATATGTAGTGGTTCTTTACCAACAACCAACATTACTCCTTCAGACTTTAGAATACTTAAGAGTTCTTATCAGAGATCTGAAGACAATACACTTTATACACAACTGCCAAAGGCAAATGTAAGCTCTGTAGATCTATCAAATTCAGATTTGATAATAAGAAAGCAATATGATGTTATAGTAGCAGCAAATAGTTTTACACTTAATGCTGGAGATAACTTAGTATTTTTACCTTTCGATGAAGAAAGATATTGCTTAGTTAATGAAAATGGTTTAACTGAAGAACTTACTCAAGATAAGGTAGATACTTCAGGTTCTTCAGTAATTACAATAAGTGGACTGGCAAATAATGGAAATGCTAAACTGATAGCAACTTTAAGAAGAACTAACATTAAAGAAAAGGTAAAGGATAGAAACACAGTAAACACACTGATAGTTTCAAAATCAATTCTTTCATCTTCAGGTATTGGAACAACAACATTAAATGATGGTCTTGAGTTTGGAAACTATCCATATGGAACAAGAGTTCAGGATGATGAAATTTGCTTGAACCAATGTGAAGTGACCAAGATTCATGGAATATATGAGTCCTCTACAGTTTCAAATCCAACCCTTCCTTCTATTGTTTTCTCAAGTATCAGTGGACCTTCAGGAACAACTTCGGACTTGATTTTAGGGGAAGAGTTTATTGCTTCTGAAAGTAATGCCTTGGGAATTTATGTTGAAAGGAATAGTGGGTTAAATATTGGATATTCCAAGATTTCTTCTTCTCAAATAGCACCAGGAGAGGTTATTACATTTAAAGAGTCTGGAATCACAGCTGTGGTTTCAAACACAATTGAAGGAAGTGTTAATATTATGGATAGTTACACTTTGAATAAAAATGAAAAGAATACAATTTATGATTATTCAAAAATTGTCAGAAAGGAAAATAAAAAGTCTCCAATTAAAAAAATCAAAATTGTATTTGAGGCAGCAAGTTTCTCAGATTCCGATTCTGGAGATATAACAACAAAGAATAGTTATGATGCTTTTGATTACTGCGACCTTTCGAAAATAAATGGAGTAAGAACAAGCGACATTATTGATATCAGACCAAGAGTACCAAAATATACAGTTTCTGAAGGGACTCGTTCTCCTTTAGAGTTTTTGGGAAGAGGTATTAGCGCCAATCAAAATTCTTCAAAGGATATTTTGGCATCAGATGAGTCCTTTGCGGTCAATTTCTCATATTATCTTCCAAGGATAGACAAAATATATCTTTCCAAAGACGGAAAATTCCAACTCAGTAAAGGTGAACCATCAGAAACTCCAAGAATACCATCAAAAATTCAAAACTCAATTGAAATAGCAAAAATAGATCTGCCAGCATATCTTTGTAATATTAAAGATGCCAAGATTACTTTAACTGACTATAAGAGATATCAGATGGCTGATATCAAGAGACTTGAAGATAGAATTAAAAACTTGGAGTACTATACTTCACTTACGGTATTGGAGTCTGAAACGGCAAACTTACAGATAACTGATGCTGATGGTCTGAATAGATTTAAGTCCGGTTTCTTTGTGGATGATTTTTCAACTACAAAATCTCAAAAGAGAACAATTGGAACTAAAAATTGTATTGATATTAAAAATGCAGAGTTAAGACCTTCACACTATTCTACAGAAATTGATTTAATTTTGGGTTCAAGTTCACTTTCTGGAATTGGAACAACTCCAAATCCAAAAGTAGATGCTAGATTTGTTACTGACTTAATAGGTCTTAATGTAACAAAGACTGGACAATTAGTTACTTTGGATTATCAACAAACTCCAGAAATAATTCAAAAATATTCGAGTCAGTTGAGTAATGTTTCAGCATATTCATCTTCATTCTTTAGTGGAACTTTAGATCTGTTCCCAGCATCCGATGTTTGGGTGGATCAAATTAGAGTTGAGCCAAAGGTGGTTAACACTGAAGGTAATTATGTAAAGACAGAATTACAACTTGAAGAAGAAGGATATGACCAACAAGCTGGTTTTAGTCCTACGGTTTGGAACTCTTGGGAAACTATTTGGACAGGAGAAAATATAGAAAAAACTTCTGAAGAAGTTACTATAGGTAATGAGATAATTAGAGAAGATTATGAGCAGGTAACTAAAACTGGAACTTCCAAAAGAACAGGAAAAAGAAAAATTCTTAGAGAGGTACTTGAAAATACTTCCTTTGGAGATCAAGTTTTAGATTCTTCAGTAATTCCATACCTTAGATCTAGAAATATTGAATTCACTGGAAGAAGACTTAAGCCATTTGCTCAATTGTATTCTTTCTTTGATGGAGTAGATGTCAACAAATATGTCTTTCCAAAGTTAATTAAAGTAACAATGCTTGATGGAACTTTTGAAGTTGGTGAAGATGTAATTGGATACGCAGGATCTGGATATAAGCCTTCCAGTGGCGTTGGAAATATGTCCGACAGAAGATGTGGTCCTTTAGTTACATTTAGAGCTAGAGTTGCTCAGATTAACCACAAGTTTGGTCCATACGATTCTCCAACACAAACCTTTATAAAGAACCCATATGATAGAGCGACTGTTCTTCCAGATTCTTATTCAACTTCATCGGTTATTTTAAATATTGATACATTCTCTTTGGCAAATAAAGCACAAGGAGAATATTTCTCACGTCCAAATGTTGGAATGGTTTTGACGGGAAGATCGAGTAGAGCAAACGCAAGAGTAGAGTCTTTAGATTTGTTTACAGACCAACTTGGTGATATCATTGGTTGCTTCTGGATACCAAATCCAAATGTTGATGTGAATCCCAAGTTTGAATCTGGAACTAAAGTCTTTAGATTGACAAGTAGCTCAACAAATTCTTTACTTGAGGGAACTATAAACTCTGCTGCTGAAGAGCAATATTATTCTGAAGGTAAGGTCAATACTGTACAAGAAAATATTATAGTAACTAGAAACTCTAGAGTTGACATTGAAGATGAAATTGAAACTCAAGAAGCAGTTGAGGTAGGAGATAATGAACTGGTAAGTAGTACTGTAGTAGGAACTATAGCACCTCCATACGTGCCACCAGCACCAATCCCAGAAACTACAAGACCACAAACATACTATAGTCCTTCTCCACAATCTCCACAACCACCAGTACCACCTCGCGAACCAGATGTGGTAGTTCCAAGCACCCCAGGAGAAATTAACAGAGCGGGAATTAGATTTGGTGGACAAGCCGCAATTAGATTGAATGATGCTTTAAACCAAGCGGGTCTTGGACTAGATGCTTATCAGGGAATGCCTAACGAAGATGCTGTAGTTTTGTATAATGAAGCCATTAGAAGAAACCCCTCAATAGCAAACCAATATTCCTTCAATAATAACACGACAAACAAACCGGAAAAGCCAAGTGGTGGCGGTAATAATAAGGATACCAAAAAGAAAAAAGATGAGGAACTGAGAGCTGATGAGGTAATAGCAAATAACTTCTTCAAAGATGTAAAGAAAGCAGCGAGGAAGAAGTAATTTAATTTTATTATATTCAACAATATAAATATTCAATAAAGGCAAGAGATGAAATTATTAAATCCCCTAGCACAATCATTCTATGTTGAACATAGTAATGGAATGTTTGTGACTTCTGTTGATTTATATTTTTACGGAAAAGATTCTAACTTGCCCGTTACTATACAACTTCGCCCGATGGAGTTGGGTCAACCCTCAAGAACTGTGTATCCATTTGGTGAGGTTGTAGTTGATCCAAAAGATATTGAATTGACAGAATTTGGAGTTATTCCTACTAGAGTAACATTCCCATCTCCAGTCTATCTGGAGGGGGAAAAGTTTCATTCCTTAGTGATTTCATCAAACTCGGACCAATATTTGGTTTGGATTGCCGAAATGGGTCAAATTGATAGTGGTTCTGATAATACTGTAGTAATTGATAAGCAACCTCTTAATGGAGGACTTTTCAAATCACAAAATTCATCTAGTTGGATAGAAGAACCATATCAAGATTTAAAATTTATTTTATACAGAGCAAATTTCATAAGTTCTTCCGGAAATATTAATTTTTATAATCCAGAGTTGAGCTTTGGTAATGACCAAATAGCAACTCTTCCACAAAATTCTTTAGAGATGACCGCAAAGTCGGTAAGACTTAAAGTAAATCAAGAAATTACTGACGTAGGTTTATCTTTAGGAAACACTTTACTTCAAGATCAAGTAAATGTTTCTGGAGATTATATTGGGTTCGCTGGACCCGCCTCAACAGGATCTTTAAACATAATTAATGGTGGCATTGGTTATGTTGGTCCTGCCACTTACTTAAATCAACAACTCACATCAATAACTGGAACTGGTTTCAATGCTACAGCAGATATTGAAATAAATTCCGAAGGAGTAGCAATTGCTGCTTCAGTAACTTCTGGTGGTAATGGATATGTTGTTGGAGATATTCTTTCAGTTGATACACTTGGCGGAAGCGCATTGGGAAGAAATCTCAGACTTTCATTATCTTCAGTTAGTGGAATCAAAGAACTTATAATTGATAATGTTCAAGGAGACTTTATTGTTGGAACAGGAAAAAGTTTAAAATATCTTGACATCTCTGGAACAGAGCAATTTTTAAATGGAGTTGGATCAAATGTCCAAATAGAAACTGGTGGAGTCACTACTTTAAGCGATGGTCTTAATGTCAAAGTGAATCATAGAAACCATGGAATGCATTCGCCAACAGATAGAGTTGAGTTGACAAATGTTAATAGTGATATTGACCCTGTGAGTTTATCTGTAGACTTCAACAAAAATGAGACTGTTGAAGTTAATCTAACATCAACTACAAACTTCGATACATTTGAAAATCTACCAGTATCAGTAGCAAATCCAGGATATATTAAGGTTAATGGTGAAATTGTCAGTTATACAACAGTTTCTGGAACAAAACTTTCGGGAATAACGAGAGGAATAGATTCTACTCAAGTAGATTCTCATTTTGTTGACGACTTAGTTATTAAATATGAATTAAATGGAGTTTCTTTAAGAAGAATTAATAAAATTCATACTCTAGAAGATGCTACAGTATCCGACCCAATTGGATTGGATTATTATAATATAAAACTAAATATGGCAATTAATGGTGTTGATAGAACTGACGGAACTTCCAATAAAAAACTTTATGTAAATGAAACAAAATCTACTGGAGGAAGTTTTGCCAATGCCACTCAAAATATCCAGTACAGTTCAGTAAGACCAATAATTCAAACTTTGGCTTTGACAGGAACTAACATATCTCCTTCAATAAGAACTGTTTCGGGAAGAAGTATTGATGGAAATGAACCATCTTTCCAAGACCAAGGATTTGAACCAATAAACTTAGAATCAAATAACTATTTTAATTCTCCAAGAGCTTTATTCTCAAAACTTAACGAATCTACAGGTCTTACAAACATTCCTGGAAGGAAATCGATAAATGTAAAAATGGATCTGACAACAACTGATGGATACATTTCCCCAGTAATTGATCTCGATAGAGTAGCACTGGTTTTATCTTCAAACAGAGTAAATAACAGAATTACAAATTACGCAACTGATAATAGAGTATCTTCTTTAAATAATGACCCATCTTCGTTCATATACGCATCAAAAACTATCGAATTAGAAGTTCCAGCAACTTCAATAAAACTCTTATGTACTGCTTATGTAAATACCTTTAGTGACTTAAGAGCATTTTATGCCATACAAAATGACCCATATGAAGATCCAATATATCTTCCATTCCCAGGTTTTAACAACATTGATAGATTAGGTCAAACTATTGATGAGTCATTGTCGGACGGAACTCCTGATAGAAGAGTTCCTAAAGTTGACTTCTTGACGGTAGATAGTCCCATCAGCGCTTTCAAAGAATATGAGTTTACTGAAAACAATATTGAATCTTTTAAATATTTTACAGTTAAACTTATTGGAACTTCAACCAATCAAGCATATCCACCAAGAATTAAAGATTTAAGAGTCATTGCTACAGCATAATGAAAAAAGTAAAAGATAATTTAAGTTTATTGAGAGATGAAAATAACAATGCGATTGTAAATACAAATCATTCAGAATATCAAAATTACATAAACTTAAAAAGAAATAATAAGAATAAAAACAAAAAAATAGAAGATATTGAAAATGAAATGGTTGAAATGAAGAATAGTATTGATGAAATAAAATCAATGCTTTCTTCATTAATGAACAATATTAAATGATAGATATTATAAGGAAGTAATTACTAAAAATAATGGCAAAACCATCATCTAGACAAGAGTTAATAAATTACTGCAAAAGACAACTGGGTGCTCCAGTTTTGGAAATTAACGTTGCCGACGAACAGATAGACGATCTTGTTGACGATGCGGTTCAACTCTTCCAAGAAAGACATTTTGACGGAGTTATACAAACATATTTAAAATATAAAATAACTGATGATGATGTTTCTAGAGGTAGAGCATTAAGTGGTGGTGTAGGAATCGCAACTACTTCAGCAACTTCGACAACCGGAGTTACTTCAAATTATGAAGAAAATTCAAATTATATCGAAATACCAGATCATATAATTGGGGTGAATAAAATATTTAAATTTGATGGAAATAATACTGTCACTAACAATATGTTTAGTGTAAAGTATCAACTTTATTTCAACGATCTTTATTATTGGAATTCGATCGATTTATTATCATATTCAATGACAAAAACATATCTTTCAGACATTGATTTTCTTTTAACTACAGACAAACAAATAAGATACAATAGAAGGCAAGATAGATTGTATATTGATGTTGATTGGGATGATGTTAGTGCTGGTGAGTATTTAATCATTGATTGTTGGAGGGCATTGGATCCAAAAACATTTTCTGGTGTTTGGAACGATTCTTTTCTTAAAAAATATTTGACCGCACTAATAAAGCGTCAGTGGGGAATGAATTTAATTAAGTTTCAAGGAGTTAAACTTCCCGGAGGGATTGAGTTTAATGGTAGACAGATATATGACGATGCCCAAAGAGAATTGGATATTCTTATAGAAAGAATGTCATATGATAATGAAATTCCACCTTTAGATATGATTGGGTAATTAAAATGTTAAATCCATTTTTTCTTCAGGGTTCCAGCGGAGAGCAAAATCTTGTACAAGATTTAATAAATGAACAAATACGAATGTATGGCATTGAAGTTTATTACATGCCAAGAAAGTATTTGACAACAAATACTGTAATTAGAGAAGTTATTGAATCTAAGTTTGATGGAGCATATCCCATAGAAGCGTATGTTTCATCTTATGATGGATATGGTGGTCAAGGAACAATACTTTCCAAATTTGGAATTCAGGATATTGACGATTTAACTTTAGTTATATCAAAAGAAAGATTTGAAAATTATATAAGTCCATTATTGGAGGGTCTTCCTGGAGTAGAATTGACTACAAGACCAAAAGAAGGAGACTTAATATATTTCCCACTGGGAGATAGAGTTTTTGAAATAAAATATGTAGAGCATGAGAGTCCATTCTACCAACTACAAAAGAATTATGTTTATGAGTTAAGGTGCGAACTCTTTAGATATGGTGATGAAATAGTAGATACTTCTGTTGGAGAGATTGATGATAATTTTGTCGATCAAGCATATACACAAACTTTTAAAATGGTTGGACTTGGTTCAACTGCTGTTGCTTCTGTAGCAAGCATATTTGATGGTGCCGTTACCAAATTTAATGTAACAAATAGGGGTAATGGATATACATCAGCACCTACAGTAACAGTATCAAAGTCTCCAGGAACTATTGCGGTAGGAATAGCAACTTTAATAACAGGACTTTTCGATTTTTGTTCTGATTCTCCAGAGTCTTCAAAGGTCCAAGGAATTGAATTGACAAATCCAGGTAGTGGATATACAGTTGCCCCAATGGTAGCACTTTTTGGTGGCAAAGGATCTGGAGCAGAAGCAACCGCATCAATAGCAGATGGTGTACTTGGCGCAATAACAATATCTAGCGGTGGTTCTGGATATGTAAGTCCTCCGACAGTTACTATTGTAGGTTCTGCTACTACAGAAGCTGTTGCTGTGGCACAAATAACAAATGGCACAGTTACTTCAATAAGATATCTGAATGCCGGAGTAGGATATACTCAAGCACCAACAATACAAATATCTTCGCCATATCTTGTTGGAGTAGGAACTTATCAATTCAATGAAGTAGTAATTGGTTCTTCAAGTAGCACTACAGCATATGTAGAATCTTGGAATGTTACTACAGGGAATCTTGAACTTAAGAATCTTGATGGGGAATTTGTAATAGGTGATATAATTGTAGGTCAAACTTCGGGAGCGAACTATAAAGTCATTTCTATAAATACCGATGATACTGATGATGCTTATGCTGATAATATAGATATTGAGACAGAAGCAGACCAGATATTAGATTTTTCAGAGAAAAATCCATTTGGAACTCCTTAAATAGTTAAATAGTCAATACAGGAAAAAAATATATGTTTGAATATTTTTATAACGAAATAATTAGAAAAACTGTAATTGGATTTGGAACTCTTTTTAATGGAATACAAATTCAAAGAAAAGATTCTTCAAATAATGTATTTTCTATTGTAGAAGTTCCAATTGCTTATGGTCCAACACAAAAATTCTTGGCAAGGTTAGAGCAATCACCAGACTTAAATAAGCCTGTACAAATAACTTTACCAAGACTCTCTTTTGAAATGGTTGGTCTCAACTATGATCCAACCAGAAAGGTAAATCCCATACAAACATTTGTATCTTCTACCAATAGTGACTCTACTGATATGAGAGTCACTTATATGCCAGTTCCTTACAATGTATCATTTGAATTGTCTATTATGACAAAAAGTAATGATGATATGCTCCAAATAGTTGAGCAAATACTTCCATATTTCCAACCATCATATACAATATCAATTGATCTCGTTGAATTGATTGGAGAAAAACGAGACATTCCAATTACTTTAGATAATATTGTAATGGACGACTCTTATGAGGGAGATTTTAGCACAAGAAGAGCTTTAATTTATACTTTAAGATTTACAGCAAAAACTTACATCTTTGGTCCAACTTCTTCTTCTGCAAGCAAAGATATTGTCAAAAAGGTCAGTATTGGTTATGCTGCTGGACATCCTTCATCTGCACCAACAAGAGATGTTACTTATAGAGTTGAACCTCAAGCAACTAAGAGTTATACGGATAATGTGGTGACTACACTTTCCGAAGATATTAAGTTGGAAACCACAATCTTTGAAGTTGCAGATGCTTCATCTATTCCAAAAGACTCTTATATTACAATTGATACAGAGACTTTCTATGTAAAATCTAAGAGTTCTAATAAGTTGACTGTAAGAAGAGGAGAATATGGAACTCCAATATCACTTCATGTATCAGGATCTTCTATAAGTGCTATAACTTCTTCTGACAATGCTTATGTCGAAGTTGGCGACAACTTTGGGTTTGATGATGGGTTTATTTGAATATGAAAAATAAATTTGATGATTTGGATGAAACTTTTAATGTAGAAGAAACTATGAAACCAGTAGTAGAAGTTGAAAGTATTAATGTAGATAGTTCAATAGACAAGTTTGAAAAAATATCAGATGATATCAAAAAAGACTATGAATATAGTAGAGGAAATCTTTACTCCATTATAGAAAAGGGGCAAGAAGCACTTAATGGTGTTATAGAACTTGCTCAAGAAACTGAGATGCCAAGAGCATATGAAGTTGCTGGACAGTTAATCAAAAGCGTCTCTGACGCTACTGAAAAGTTAATTGACTTACAGAAAAAACTAAAAGATATTCAGTCTGAAGACAATAAGAAAGGTCCAACAAGTGTTACAAACAATGCTTTGTTTATAGGTTCTACTGCTGAACTCAGTAAGTTGCTTAAGCAACAAAAAGATGATGATGAATAAATAGTAAAACGGAAGACTTTTATAGATAAATGAATAACCCATTAAAAGATCCAAAAAATCAAATCAAAAGATCTACAGGTGCTGGTGCTCTTACTCCAACTGCAGCAAAAGAGTTGGGACCAAAAGCAGTAGAGCTTCAAAAGAAAAAAGCTGCTTCCGTAGATTTACCGAAAGTAAAAAAAGAAGAGGTCATGCTTGTAGATAAGATTCTTCAAGAAATTGGAGAAGAAAAAAAGGGTCTTTGGGCAAATATTCATGCTAAGAGAAAGCGTGGAGAAAAACCAGCAAAACCTGGCGATAAAGATTATCCAAAAACATTAAATGTTGAGGGTATTGAGCAGGCTAGAGATAATGTTGGTGCCGACAAGTGCTGGAAAGGCAAAAAACTTGGTACACCCAAAACTAAAATGAAGGGTGGAAAAGAAGTTCCAAACTGCGTTCCTGAAGAGGTAGTTGCGGAAACTTGTGGTTGCGAAACCAAAAAGCATGGTGGAGATGCTGGAAAGCCTGGAAAAAATAAAAACTATGTAAAAGAAATTGAAGAATCAGTAAGAATGCCAGCAAAAAGTGGAAACATTTATTATGTAATGGTTTCCTGGAGAGGAAAGGTTTATTCCATTCAAATGTTCTTCCCATATTCCAATCGTCCATCGAGACAGGATATTCAAAATGAAGTAGAAAAAGTATATCCAGGTTGTAGAGTTACTTATTTTACAATGAGAGATTATGAACCTGGTCAACCACTTCTTCAAGTAGAAGACTGGCAGAAAGTTAATAAGTCAGATAAAACTGATGGAATGAGTCCTGCCGCAGTCAAAGCATATCGCAGAGAGAACCCAGGTTCTAAACTCAAAACTGCCGTAACAGGAGATCCAAAACCAGGAAGTAAGGATGCCAAGCGTCGTAAGTCATTCTGCGCACGCTCTAAGGGTCAGCAAGACATGCATAACATTGATTGCTCATCCACACCAGATAAACCAGTCTGTAAAGCCCGCCGTCGTTGGAAGTGCTGATATGAAAAATTTCAAAGAATTTTTATCTGAATCAATTAACATTTCAGGCGACTTTAATGGCAACCTTTATTTAAATTCTGAACCAGAACAAAAGCAGGTTGGTGAAAGTTATTTGGCAGATGTTGTCTGGGAAGGTAATCTTTATAGATTTGAAATGGTAGCAAAATCTGGTGTTCCTTCAAAGCAAGAACTTGGAGAAGAACTTCAGGGAGAATATCCTGGAGCAGTTGTTCATCAAATTTATCCAGCAGAACAAAAAAATATCAATATAAAAAGTAAAAGTAGATATCATCCTTCAAAATTAGAGTGGCTTTGATTTATGGCACAGTGGAATAAAAATGAACAAGATTATTTAAATCAAGAGAGAAGTCTCTTCGAAGTTTTTAATGTAGCAACTAGTGATGGTGAGCAAGTAACAGAAACAAATCGTTTTCCAGTATCTATTGGAAATACTACAGTTTCTATAGGAAATACAGTATCCGTCAGTGGAACTGTCAATATTGGAACAATCCCAGAAGTTGAAATTAAAAATGATACTGGAAATCCAATTCCAATAACTGGAACAGTCGCAACTAGTCCACCAACAGGAACTACAGATGCTTTTGGAAGAACAAGAGTATCAAGTCCATTAACTCTTTTTGATTCATCTCACAGATATAGAGACAACAATCTTTGGGATAGTTTGTTAGTAGGAACAGGTTCTACAGTTGGATTTTCAACTACACAAGGTTTAATAAACATAGGTATTGGAACAACTGCTGGGTGTTCTGTAATTAGAGAAACCACAAAAGTATTTTCATATCAACCAGGAAAGTCATTATTAGTATTGAATACTTTTGTTCCTGCAACACCAAAAGCAAATCTAAGGCAAAGAATTGGATATTTTGGTGCCGATAATGGAATGTATTTTGAGATTGATGGAATTACTGCATATTTCGTAGAAAGAAGTTTATCAACTGGAACAGAAACAAGAGTAGCACAGACAGATTGGAATATTGATAAGTTAGATGGAACTGGTCCATCTGGTATTACACTATCCAAAGATAAAGCACAAATTCTTTATATGGATATTGAGTGGTTAGGACTTGGAACTGTAAGAATTGGTTTTGTGATTGATGGTCAATTTGTTCATTGCCATTCATTCCATCACGCAAATCTTATTCAGTCAACTTACATCACAACAGCATCATTACCTTTGAGATATGAGATTGCAAATACTGGTGTAACTACTTCTTCAAGCACACTGAAACAAGTATGTTCTACTGTAATTTCAGAAGGTGGATATGAACTTCGTGGATTACAGCAAGCAGTAGAAACTCCAATTACGGCACCAGTAAATTTACCTTCACCAGCAGGGACTTTTTATCCAGTCATTTCCATTCGTCTCAAATCTTCTCCAAATAGATTAGATGCAATTGCTATTTTGACTGCATTATCTCTAATGGGAACAGGAAATGGACCATTATTTAATTGGCAACTGAGAGCATCAGCAACTACATCAGGTGGAACTTGGGTAAGTTCTGGGGTTGATGGTGCAGTTGAATATAAGATTGATGGTGGAACTGTGAGTGGTGGAAGAGTATTAGCATCTGGATTTTTCTCATCAAATAATCAAACACAAGCATCAGTAGATATTCTCAAAGAAGCACTCTTTAAGTTCCAGTTAGAAAGAAATGGATTAACTGGAACTCCTTATGAATTAACACTTGTTTGTGCTACTGATACTGCTGGTTCTAATGTTTTTGCTTCACTGGATTGGGAAGAAATTAGTAGGTAATTTTTATGAGTGACGTATATCTTGGCAATCCTTTATTAAAAAAAGCAAATACCCAAATTGAATTTACACAAGAACAAATTATTGAATTTGTAAAGTGTAAAGATGATCCCGTATATTTTGCAAACAACTATATTAAGATTGTTTCTCTTGATAAGGGTTTAACTCAGTTTAATCCTTACGATTTCCAAGAAAAACTAATTAATAGATTCCACGAAAATAGATTTAATATATGTAAGATGCCTAGACAGACTGGAAAGTCTACAACTGTGGTGTCTTACCT